GGTCGGTGCGGATCCACCGCTCGTCGAGCCCGGCGATCTCGGAGTCGGCCAGCTCGGGCCACTCCGCAGCCGTCGCCGCCTCGCGCAGCGAGCACCCGCCCTCGGTGAAGAGCTTGAGCGTGCGCTCGACCTTGGCGTCGATGTCCTCGCGGAGGACCGAGACCTGGGACGTGTCGAGGACGACGGTGCGCCCGGCGCCCTGGTCGCTGATGCGGTCGAGGAGCTGGAACTGTAGCTCGTCCTGGATGATGCGCACGAGCGGCAGGACCGACAGCTCCCAGAAGATGCGGTTCGCCTCGCGAGCGTTCGCGAGGTTCACGTCGTCAATGATGCCGAGCACCGGCTTGAGGACGCCGAAGATCGAGAGGATCGCCTGACGGCTCGCCTCGCGCATCGCGCCGAACTCCATGTCCTTCGGCGAGAAACCCGACTCCTTGAAGGTCGTGCCCTGCATGAGGAGCGCGGCCTTGCCCGCCTTGTCCGGCGATAGGTGCGCCTGCGAGAAGGCGTCGAGGATCGCCTTCTGCTCCTCCTCGTTGAAGAGCCCGTCGACCGTGAGGAAGCCGCCGGGGCGCCCGCTGTTCCGCAGGAGCGCCTCGTCGTAGCGGTCGGCCTGGAAGCCCTTGGCCGCTTCGCGGGTGGCGGCGGTCATCGGGCCGACGCCACGCAGGTACGAGTACGGGTTCGCGAGCGTGACGATGGCGCAGGACCCGGCGGCGAACTCCTCGGCGCCGGAGGCGCTGTACCGCTTGACGGTCTTCGGCAGGGCTCCGACCTTCTCGCCACAGTCGAGGACGACCGAGCGCCCGCCGATCTGCCACATGGCCGAGGGCGTCGGGATCGCGGCGCCGTAGCCGTCGGGGGTGATGTCGCCGCCCTGCCGGTCGCGCATCACCAGGATGCTCTCGCCGTCGAGCATGAGCCGTGCCGCGAGCGTCTCGGCGAACTTCGCCTGGGACTGCATCGCGTTCGGGCGAGCGAAGACGCGAGCGATGGGCGAGGTCTCGTCGACGACGAGCTTCGCCTTGTCGCGACCGGACGGCTGCATGAGCCGGATCGGCACCTGCCGGACGGCGTTGGTCAGGGCGCGGACGCAGGCGTAGACCCATGGCGACTGGACGTAGGGCGCGTCCATCTTCCGCTTGCCGCCGAGGGACATGGCCCACGACTGGCCGAGGGCGCCCTCGATCCCCTTCGCGACGGTGTCCGCTCCGCGAGACTCGAAGGGGTCGAGGTCGTCGAAGTCCGCCCGCTGGTCGGTGTAGTCCTTGCGCATGAAGTCGGCCCGCATCGGTGGGCGGGTCCGACTTCACTTTAGGGGCTCGGAGGTCAACCCCCGAACGCGAGAAGACCCGCACCCTTGCACCCCAAGGGGGCGAGGGTACGGGCTTCGTTTTCCCGCTGGGCTACTTGCTGCGGACGGCGTAGATCGAGCGGATCTTGCGCTGGTCGCGGACGCGGGGGGCGGTGTCGACCGTCGTCTTGCCGGTGGTGTCGAGGAGGAGGGCGTGCCCGTCGACGATGACGACGAAGGCGAGGATCGAGGCGTCCTCGCGGACGGCGGCGGCGAGCTTCCGGCGCGAGCCGCCGACGGTCGGGTTCTTGCCGAGCTTCGACTTGACCGACCGGCACGACCACCGGCGGCGGGCGATGGTCATCATCTGCTGCTCGGTGCCGGAGTAGTGATAGGTCGAGGAGCAGATGCCCAGGGCGGCGAGGACGTGCGAGGTGCAAGCCGTCTTCGCCCGGCGGGCCTTGGGCTGCGTGGTCGTGGCGTAGTAGCGGTGCTGGTTCAGGGCGATGGGCATGGCTCTAGCGGCGGGCAAGGATGAGGGTGATCGCGGTGAGAGCGAAGAGGGCGCGACCGGCGGCGAGGGCGTCGGCGACCTGCGCCAGGGCGGCGGGGTCGGCGAGGAGCTTGGCGGCGGTTGCGATGAACTTCATGCCCCAAGAATAGCCCGGATCCCCGCCGGGTCAAGTCCTTAGCCGGACTTTCTCGGATCTTTCCGCCCACCCCTCCCCGGCGCCCCAGGAGGCCCTCTCCCGCCCCCGGCGCCGCATTGGGCTCCCCGGTCGCCCAGGGAGCCCGCGACGTGTGAGGCGGCGGTACGCGCAGCCTAGCCGACGATCTCGGCGAAGTGGATCGTCCACCCGTCGAGCAGCCCCTTCACCTGCTCGGCGAGGCCGGACTCGGGCTGGTCGAACCGGATGAGGAGGCAGACCGTGAAGAGGCCCGACCCGACCAGCACCTTCGCGCTCGCCTCCGAGCGGGAGGCGCGAAGCGTCTCGTGGACCGAGCCGGCCACCGCCGACACCAGCCCGCGCACGAAGCCGATGCTGTGCGCCTCGCCCGAGACGCCGAACTCGACGGCGACCTCGGTCGGCTCCTCGACGACGGCCCGAAGGCGGACGTGATGCTCGGCGGGCTTGGCGCCCCAGGCGTCGGCGCTCACGGCACCACCTCGTAGGCGGCGACGAGGTAGTCGATAGCCTCGTCGACGAGGAAGGCGCTCGGGTCCTCGTCCTCCTCGTCCTCGGTCCAGTCGAGGTCGGGGCGCAGGCGCACGACGAGGAACGGCTCGCCGGGCTCACGCGACGTCGGGAAGGCGGAGTAGCGGTCGCCGTCCTGGTGAACGAAGGACCAGCCGCGCTCGGTGAGCGGGGCGACGTTGTCGGGGAGAGAGATCATGGCTTGGATGTTGGGTTGCGCCGCCGGGCTCGGTGCCCGGCGGCTCGGTGGTGGTGGGCTACTGCGCGACGACGCGCAGCTCGGCGACGGGCCAGGAGATGACGAAGGGCTCGTAGCCCTCGGGGGCGCCGCCGAGGTGGAGGCCGGTCTCGCGGATCCAGACCTCGCCGTCGGCGAGGCCGTCGAGGTCGGTGACCCGGAAGGTCCCCGGCGTCCCGATGACGGGCGCCTCGACGAGCGAGCCGAGCTTCGGCTCGACGGTGGTGGGGACGAAGGCCGCACGGTCGGCGGGGGTGATGAGGGTCGGGGTCATGGCTGCTCCTTTGCAGGCTGGGTGGTGGGCGCCGCTCGTTGCGACAGGAGTATCTTCGGCGAACCGGGCCGGGGAGCCAACCCCGGATCCGGATTTTCTTGGAGAAGTCTAGCGGGCCGTCACGGTGTAGGTGCTGCGGACCTTCCAGCCGTCAGCGAGGAGGCGGCTCTGGTAGTCGTTCCACGACTGGCGAGCGCAGCGCACCGAGGGCTGCTCGGTCCGCGAGATGACCTCGGCGTCGAAGCCGAACTCCAGGGAGATGATCAGCAGCCCTCGGAGAGGGTTCCAGCCCATCTTCATCAGCTTCCCCTGGTCGTCGGGGTTGATGAAGGTCCGGATCGTGGTGACGGGGGCGGCGCTGGCGGTGGTGTTCGACATGGCTGGGTGCGGGGTGGGTGGTGCGTCTCGGGCTCGTTCCCTCGACGCCCCCAATCCTACCCGCCCCAGCCGCCCGGTCAACCCCCTACCGGGATTTTCTCGGAGAAGTCTACCCGGCCACCACGGGCAGGGACCTGCCCGCCCGCGAGAAGCCCAGCACCCAAGCGTCCGTCAGGTCGGGGCTGCGCCCGTCGAGCCGCTTCCGCACTTTCTCCTTCGGCTCGATCTGGATCGTCTCCTGCGGCAAGTATTGGATCCTCGACGCCTCCGCCCACAGGCTCCGCCGGTACTCGGCGGGCACCGACGCCTTGCCCTCACGCACCAGGGTACGCGCCGCCCAGAACAGCTCGGCCCGGCGGTTCCTCACGCGCACCCAGCGACCGAGCACCTCGCGCCAATCGCCGCTCGGCTTCGCGCCGAAGTCGACGCCCTCGACCATGTACCCCGCCTCGCGCAGTCGGTCGACCACGCCCGCGCCGAGACCGATGGTGTCGACGTGCACGTTGCGCGGCGGGATGCCTCGCTCCTCGATCACCTCGGCGACCTTGAGCGCCGTCTGCATCAGGTCGGACGAGTGCCACGTCCACGTCTGCTCGACGCGTCGGTCGCGCTGCAAGACCATCGCATTCATGTCCGCGTCGCCGCGTGCGATGTCGACGCCGAGGTGGAGCCCGTCACGGTTGTCCATGAGCAGGTCGGCGGCGCCTTCGAGGTCGGCGAGCGGAAAGACCATGTAGTCGCCGCCGACCTCGGGGAACTCGCCGAGCACGCGCACGCGGTACTGCGGCGAGTCTTCGCCCCAGTACGCTCGCTGCTCCTCGATCCAGTCACGCGAGAGGATGTGGTCCGGCACGTCGTGCGCCGACACCTGGATCCGCGTCCATGCGTCGCCACCGTTCCGCCACAGCTCGCGGAACTGCCCGTCCGGCTTGTTCGGGTTGCCCTGCACCAGCCAGTAGGTGTTGCGCGTCGTCATGTAGCCCGACGCCGCCTCGAACTTGAAGTCCTCGGCGGCGCTCGCCTCGTCGAAGATCGTCAGGAGCCCGCCGTCCGCGCCGGGCCTGTCGCCCTGCGGCCCGGTCTTCGAGTGAAGGCCCTGCATCGTCTCGGCGCTGTCCGGCGAGATGCCGTCGTAGAGCCACTCGGGTCCGAGCTCCCACATCGGCGTCTTCGCCACGACGCCGGGCAAGGGGCGCCGGGCGAGCTGGTGCTCCGCCCGGACCTTGCGGTGGACGTTCAGCACCTGGGCGTGCGTGCCCGCCGTCACGCGGACGCGGGCGTCGCGCCGCGTCGTCATGAAGTACGGCACGAAGCGACCGACGAACGTCGACTTGCCCGAGCCGTTGCACGTCGCGACGAGGACGCGGCGACTCGTCTCTAGCGCCCGAGCCACCTCGCGCTGCATGGACCACAGCTCGGTCTCGGGCTCGTCGTGCCCGAGCACCTCCCGGTCGAACCGCTCGAAGTCGCCGTTGTACTCCGCGAAGGGCGCCGCCCCTTCCTCGCCGAGGAGGTCGGAGCGGAGCGCCATCGCGTCGCGCAGCGCCTCAAGAATCAGCGGTCGGTGGATCGGGTCGAATGCCATAGTCCCAGCCAGCCTCGTCGTCGACGTGGAAGACCTCGCCCGCGACGCGCTTCGCCACGCGCCCGGCGACGTCGGCGTCCGCCTCGTCCGCCATGATGTCGATCATCTTCGCGAGCAGCATGGTCACGTCGCCCTTGTTCATCGCCTCCGCCGCCTTGAGGCGCACGCCCCACGCGGCTTCCTTCCTCGCGGCGAACTTCTCGACGGCCTTCGTGAGCGCGTCGAGCGTCGCGTCCTCGGAGACCCCCTTCTCCAGGAGGTCGTAGAGCGCACGGAACTTGTCGCCCGCCCGCTTGCCGTCGCCGGAGTCCATCGCTGCGAGCGCCTCCTTGAGGAGGGCGAAGCCGGTGGCCCGGAGCTTCGGCGAGTCGCACTCCTCGGCACGCACCACGGCCCGCTCGGTGAGCACCTGCATCATCGAGAGCGTCTCGTCGAGCGAGTAGAGCGCCTCGCGGTCGGCGAGCCCCTCCTCGTAGCTCTCGCGCATCCGGTTCAGCACGCCGGAGAAGTGCCCGGTCTTCTTCGTCTTCGCGCCGGTCGAGAGCCCGCCGTGGTATCGGCAGACCCATTGGCCCTTAACCACCGGCTGCTCGCACCTCGCGCCGTCACGCTTGCGTGCGGCGTGGCACCGCTCGGGCTCGGAGTCGTCGGTCGCGTACTTCGCTCGGGACGGGATGCGCGAGCGGGTACGCCCGCCGGGCTTCTTCTTCCTGGGCATCGTCTACTTGAGTTGGAACGAGAGGTGGTAGAAGCGACCGCCGCACCCGGACTGGTGGGCCATCGCTGCGCGGACGCCCGCCTCGACCATGATCGGCGCGGGGGCGTTGCGGTGCAGCGCGTGCATCGCGCCGAGGGCGAGCGCGTCGCCGGAGCCGATGGCCGCGTACTTGCGGCACCGGAGATAGGAGAGGTCGGACTGCACGACCCAGATCGCGCCACGCCGTCCGACGAGGAGGAGCGAGAGCCCGCCGACGTCGGGGAGCGCACCACGCGACCGGCCCGACCAGCCAGCGTCGACGAGGGCCTCGCGCAAGCGACGCACGAGCCCCGCGACCTGCCGCTTGGTCTCGACGCCGTTCGTCTCGGCGAGCGCGTCCTGCGCGGCCTGGGCGGGCCGGTAGCTCCCCGCGTAGCCGACCGAGCCCCACTCGAACGCGAGGAGCTTCGAGCCGTGGTCGGTCTGCACGCCGGTCCCGTCGTCGGTGCCGAGCGAGTCCGAGCCGATGCACACCGAGCGCGACGTCCGGGCCGCAGCGATGACGGTCACCCCTCGACCTCCTCGACGGTCGCCTTGCCGCAGGAGTCGCAGGTGCGCCGGACGTTCGACCCGCCGCCGCAGACCGGGCAATGG